GCAGCCTCGGGGTGAACGCTTCCAGAACTTTACCGCCGATTTCCATCACGGAGGCCGGGCTTTTAAGAAAAGGTTTTAAAGCCTCTTTGGATTCTTTATCCACAACACGGTTTAGAAAATTGTTCATGGGAGTTACCTTGTTGTCTGTTTTCATTTCATCAATAAGACGTTCCTGGGTCATTGTATCCACATTAAAATTGATTGCAGTTTTGTTAATAGTCAGAGTGATTTTGTCTTCCATAATGTTTTTTCCTTTTTAAAATTATTTAAATATTTATCTGTTTTCGTCTTTTATTGTGGCACCATGGAAAAACTGACAGGCACCTATCCAGGTGGTCATAACAGAACCAAAAACAATATTGACCACATTCATATTGGCTTCTGGTATTGTCCATTTCATGAGGCCATACACCATGCAGGCAACCATGCAGGTTAAAATATATGCCAGGATAGCCGGGGTTTTTGCTTTGGTTTTGGTATTCATTGACCGGGCATTTCGTTTATCCCCAAAAACAAGATTTTTTTCCTTAATTTTTAGATCCTTCATTTTTAAGGCAAAATCATTTTCAGCCTGCTTTATTTTCAGGATGTCATCTGGCGATGCCTTTTGAATTGCCACGGATAATTCGTTTTCGGTGGCATCATCTTTTCCGAGCAAAGCACTTGAAAGCATTTTTGTAGCAGTGCCAACAACAGGCCCACCAAGAGCTGTACCCAGCATGGGAGCGAAAGTCTTTACCGCAGATTTCCAATCAAAGGACATTGCTATGCTCTCCTTATGGTATTAGGGTGTGTCTGGATATGAAAGTGAAGGCCTTTACCGACATTATGTATTATGGCCACCTGTTTTTTCGGGCGGTCAGGGTCATAGCACCACCGGCTGTTAATGGCATCCCTTATCTGGTTTGCCTTGTCATTTTCATAACACCAGGTCCGCAAATCATTTGCTCTGACGGGATTTTCTCCATGCAGGTCATTTGAATGCGTTTTTTTCCTGAAAGATTCAGTCATAACAAGGCCGAACGTAACAGCCACCCAGACAATGATTGTTGTTAACATTGGATCAAAGAGATTCAACATCAATCCTTCAAGAATACTGGCATCTTTAATTTTAATCGTTCCCGGTTTCATATCTGTCCCTCCTGTGAAATTTCTTTACTATGGCATTCAGCCTCTTCAAGCTTGAACCGTTCTGCTTTCAGCCTGGCTCGTTGTAGTCTTAACTGATAAATCGCCACGATAAGGGCTATGATCGGTATCAGGCCTGTACATAATTTTCCAATAACAGTAACCATGGTGGTGACACTGATAATGCTTATGTCTTCAACTCTGAATGTTCTGTAAATCTCTTTTGTTCCGACTATTATACCTTTGATATTCATGGTGATTTTACCCCGTTTTCAAGCTCTGTTTGGCAGACAATACACAATCGACAACCGGGCATTGCCTCACGTCTGGCCTGGGAAATAGTTTCTTCACAATTCTGGCAGTATCTACGCCCCGGACCTTTTGAGATGGATGCACGGGCATTTGCAATGGAAACTTTCCGGTTTTGGTTTTCATAATTTTGCGCGCTATCCAGGATATCCACTTATACCAAACCTTCCGTGCGGTCTTTTGCAAGATACGGCACACCGTTTATCCGGACAAAATCAGGGCTTGTTACTTCAAAAGATATCTTGGTAATGGCTTTTTTATCGCTGGTAGGGTCATACTCGACAATATCAGACAAGTTGAGTAAACATCCAAAAGCCTCAACCTTTTCCTCTTCTTTTGTGCCCTTTGCATAAAAAAGCAGATCCACTGGCTCAATTTCCTGCCATGATCCCTTATTCTTTGCTTCCTCTGACAAAATGGCCATGGAAGCCGCATCAAGCTCAATGTCTCCTGAACCTCCCACTTCACCATCAACATACCCATTGGGCACACCACCATCTTTGACTGCCTTTCTTGCATCATCAATGGACAGGGAGGCTTTTTCCGCACGCAGTTTAAAATCCCCCATGCTAAAAGAAAAACTGCTGTTACTGACTCTTTTCATTTGTGTCTATCTCCTTTATGCATTCTCTGTTGAGAGATCCAGGGCAAGGTTCACGGTAATGTCTTTTGGGCAATTGTAAGGCCTTACCATAATGTAAATTTCCACAGTTTTTTTATCTATCCACACAATTTCTATTGCAGCATCAGACGGCGGGTGTATTTCTCCGGGGAAAGTTAGACCCAGAATAGTCACACTTTTTGCCATGGTTCTTAAAGGCCGCATGAAAAAGGTTTTGTTTTCTGCAATGGAAACAGGTGTGGAATTTAATCTCCTGTCACCGATACGGGCAACAGCAAGAGGGTATATTCTTCTCATGGCCTTTTGCACAACCCGCAGATTTTCTACCACTTGAAAATCACCGCCCGGAACATCCAGCATATTGCAATCACCCCAATAGGTGCCTGGACAATCAGGATACCACTGGGGAACAGAAAAGCGATTCCGGTCAAGTTCCTTTAAATGTGCAAGGGTAATGGACACACCGTCTTTGTCCATGGGTCTTTTTCCCCAAGTACCGGCAAGCGAACCTGTAGCCACCCGCATTGGAGTATCAGCCACGGTCACAGACCTGTCACACAATCGCCCGGCAAGGGTTCCAAGATCATGCCCCCAAAGATAAGGAATTATACACACCTGATCCGCAGCAACATTATCGGTTATAGGCTTGATAGCAGCGATATATTCAGACCAGGATTCAAGGTCGCTTGGTTCCCTGGCCGCAGCAATGAAAAAGACAGGCCGCATGTACTGGGCCATGATTTCTCTTGCTTTGGTCTGCATGGCTTCAAGGTCCGTGTTGCTGTCCACAGGGTCCACAAGGACAATTGCCTCACAGGTGGTCGTATCCATGGCGTAATCCACGGCATCAGACCAGTCTGTTTCTACTGCAATTGGCATTACACCTGTAGACCAGTTTTGACCGGCGTTTTGCATGGCTGCTATTACCTGTGTTTTGAGAATGGAATCTTCAGCTCCAAGGGCCTCATCTAAATCCGTTTCTACTCCAACAGAAAGGAGACTGCCAGTGTTAGTGCCTCCAATACCAATGAACAGGAAGTGACATTCTATTTCCGGCAATGGCCCCTGCGTCAGGTTCAGTCTATTAATTTGTACAGTCCCAAGTGACATAAATGGGTCTCCTTATACTTTGTTAATTTGCTGCAATGCATTTTGAGCCATTGCAGTCAGATATTTATTTGCATCCGCAGAACTTGCTCCGAGAATTGGACGTTCAGGCGGTTTTATTACCCAGCGTTGTTTGCCCTTGCGGGTTTTGGTTCTCATCAGGCGTAAAATAAGCCCGGCCTGGCCCTGGCTCATGTTGCTTCTAATCCATTTTTGAGGAACCTTTTTCATGATTGCTTTGCCTTTACCGCGCTTTCTTGCCATCTTCCGGCGAAATCCTTCTTTATTAAGGCTTTTGGCCTGGGCAGGTGTGGCAGGCTTTTGATAGTTTGGTACACCGTATATTTTTGCAGCTTTTGCTGCAGTATAGTCTTCAGCTATTCCATGGTGGTGGCGGTATGCAACTTTTGCCTGGCCTGCCTGTTTCCATGTGACAATTGCTTTGTGATCATTAAGGATACGGGTCACAGTTCCCTTTGCCATTTTAGAAAACATACGCTTTTTTCTTTTTCCCGCCCTGGGGGCCATGCCCGAGCCGGTGATTGTCCGTTGTCTTTTTATATTGTTCCTGAGATCCGTTCGCATGTCTTTGCCGATATGCCTTAACATCCGCCGTTTTTGTACCGGACTCATGGTCAAGACGTTGATTTGATCCATAAGACGCAAAGTCGCTCTTGGATTAGTATCCAAGGTGATATCAGACAAGGCCATCAGCGTTGCTCCAGTCGGTCAAGATTTTGTGCAAGATCAACCGGAACATCATCAATACGCCATTGTTTATCATCCCATGTGATCAGTCCGTTCGGATCTGGAACGATGGAAAGGGCTTCGTCAAACTTTACAGAGATTTGGACAAAGACTGTCTGCTCATCCTCCAGGGTCACATCAATGTCCGGATCTTCAAGATTTAATAGATCCCGGTCCGGGTCATTCTCTGCAAGCCAAACCAGCAAAACAGCAAGTAATAAGCTTGCCAAAGTACCAGGGCAGCGTTCTATGGAAATCACTGCATCATATTTGAACCTGCCAATCTCAAGCCCGTTGCCAAGATCCTTACAACAAGGGCAAAGCTTGCCTAAATCTGCAAAGGCTTCCATCTGATCCCTGGCAATGCCGGGCAGTGATTCTAAATGTTGGGCAAGGCTGTTTAATTTTTGCATCAGAGCAACTCCGCATGGATTTTGGATCGATCCTGGAGGTCATTTAAGGCATCAGCGGCGAACCTGTGCCACTGGTCGGCTATATCTTCGGATTCTTTAGAATCGCTTTGTGCGTCGGATTTCCTCATCATGGTTGCATAGTCTGCAAGCAGCAAAGCTTTTGCATGGCAGCTTACAGCCCTTGTGTAGAACAAAACCAAAGGGTGATCTGATGCGGGACAATCGTTTTCATCCACTGGCACTTCTTTTAAAGAAGATGCGCCGGAATCCTGCTTTGCTTTTCTCCAGCTTGCCAATTCTCTGTTTGCCCACACCATGCCAAGTTTTAAGCGTTCTTCAAGTAACTCCTGGCGATACTCTGCAGGGAGCCTGTAAACCGCCTGGAATTTTGACAAATTTAAATCCGGCCAGAATGGTGCATTCTCTATTATTTTGGCTGAATCGATCTGATCTGAAAAACCTGTAAAATTCATTATCTGTCCCTTAAAATTGATAGTTTCATGCATAATAAAAAGGGAACGGGAAGTTGTACACGAAAGCCTTTCCGATTTTCGCGTTATCGGATTGAAATAAAAAGGCCGGAGGAATTTTCCTCCGGCCTTTTCTTGGATCTGATAATTAAAAATTAATTGGGAAGCTTATCTCGCATACCTGAGCCATCAAAGCCCATGACCATCTCATGGATCATAAATATGCTTCTGAGTATAAAGCGGCGTTCTTTTTCAGGCAAGTTGACTTTGGCGGCTCTTTCCTGCAAAGATTCGGAAAGTCCAAGCAGGGCGTTTGCCGATTCTATTTCTTCAGGTACTGTGTGCCACCACCAGTTAAATGTCTGTTCCAGAGCTGCAAGGTCGGCATGAATTTCTTTAATTATATTGTTCATCAGTGCCCCCTTTTAAATGTCTGTGGATTATGGTCAATTTCAGGACATGGGAAGGTGAAAATTTTAGCAGTGTTGGAATTCATAGTAGGTCTCCTTGGAGTAAAAGTTGTGACCCGCAATGTTTTGTCAAAAACAAAAAAGGGCCGGATCTGGTTGACAACCCGGCCTCCAAGGAACACCGGTGGGCACGAAGCCCCCAGACCCGGCCCAAGTATATCGAACCATCTATATCATGGTATGAATACTGGACCTGCACAATAAAAAAACGCCATTGAAGGCGTTTTTGCGCCTTGGAAGATTCCGGTTGTCAAACCGGGCCAGGGAATTTGCCCTGACAATTTCTATATGACACAGATTTGAGACTGGTGTCAATAATAATTAACTTAATATATGAACATAAATCTTGATTTAATTTTGCTTAAAAACTATTTTTAAAACATGACCTGTAATCATGAGACTACATTCCAGAACATGAAGGAAACTTAAATGGCAACTGCAGATTATAAAAAAGGTCTTTTGGATCGTTTGCAGAATCCTGGATATGCTTCTGAATATTTGAATGAGGCATTAAAAGAAGGCTCTCAGGAAATATTCATGTTAGCGCTCCGTGATGTGGCAAAGGCAAAAGGTATAGCCCTGGCTGCCAGGGAATCAAACCTGAACAGGGAAAGCATGTACAGAATGCTTTCAGAAAAAGGCAATCCCAATCTCTCAAATCTGACCAAACTGCTTGATACTCTTGGTCTTACTATCTCAATCGGAATGAAGGAAAGCACCGCATAAAAAAAAGAGCCGGCCCCCGCCTTGAAAGCAAACACAAATTGCAATGCTTTCTGGCGGGATCGGCCGGCAGGTGGTGGAGCCGTTTATTTTGTTTGGAGTTCCAGTTTTTTATTGGCCTTGGCAAGCATGGTTTTTAGCTTGGCACCGTATTCAATGGCATATTCAAATTTTACTATTGCCTGCTTAAAATCTTCATGCTTCATGGCAATAAGTCCCTGCAGGCGATAAAAACGAGCCCGTACCTGATCCGGAATATCCCAGTCTTTGGCAAGGTCACACACCTGGCTAAAATATGGTTCTGTGCTTTGTCCTTTTTCGTGCTCGTTTTCTGCCCATTCAACAATGGTGTCACAAAGATAGGTGGACAGATCCCGTTTAAATCTTTCAGGCATGGGTACTTTGTGCTCTATGCAGTAAATAGCAAGATCCATGGCAGCGGGAATATCCTTGGTATCAAACAGCCATACAAGGATTTGACCCAGTAAATAATGATCAGATCCGGAAGCTCTCAAGGTTGTGACCAGGGGCATGTATTTGGGAACCAGGTGCTCTGCTTTTTCGCTCTCTTTTTGTTTTATGCTTCTGACCAGTTTCAGGGATGCAAGATCATTTGCAAGCTCTTTTTCAAACTTGCCCATTGCCTGCTGTTTGCCTATGGCAGATCCGGGCATGGTGCCCATGACTTTATAACCGCCATTGGCACCATAATCAGGATCTTTCTTTTTCTTTTGCTGGAATCTTGTCATTAAACTCATGATTAAATAAATCTCCGATAACTTTGTTTATTTATGCCCAGCTGCCATCCTGCTGTTTAAGCCTCACGTTTTTAAAATCAAGGCCTACAAACTTTTCTGGCGTTTCCACCACATAGCCTTCATTACGGCTGTTGTAGTCTTCAATCCGGTCTTTTTCTGGTTTTTCTTTTATATGTCTTCTCCAGGTGCCTTCCTGGACATAGATGGACAAATTATCAAGGCTTGTGATTACAAGGCCCCTGGAAGGAAAATTGGAAGGGGTTTCCCATCCAAGACCGCCAAAGGAAGTCAAAGAGGCAGTTGCCAGGGTTTTTTCTGTTGGTTTAAGTGACAGGGCTTTGTATAGCTCGCTTTTTTCCCGACCCACAAGCTCACTGCCGATTAAGGCAACCAGGTCTTGTCTAAGGTATTGAGGGATTCCTTCCACCATTTCTGCAACAGCATGATCAAGGTTTAAAAAATCCCCGTCTGTACCAATGCGGATTTCACCGGCTGCTTTTTCTCCGGTGGTCAGAATGTTGGCGGTAAGATTGTCACGCATATACTGCAGCCACCCTTTGTTAACATCCTGCATCAACGGGTTTGCTTCAATATCTGTATCAACAGCTGCGGATTCTCCATGCCAGCCAATAATGACACGGTCATTTGCAATGCGCTGCTGGACATATCTGGCATATCGTTCAGCAAAATCTTTAAATTTTGCCCAGGCATCCATGGTGGCATACCTCATATAGACATCAGAATTGGTCTGATAAAGTTTAAACCCGAATTTATCAAGGCCCAACAGATCCCGGGGGCTTCTCTCGTTACCTTCTACGCTGGTATCTGTCCTGCCTGATGCAGGTCCGGAAGCGCTGCCAAGAATATTCTGGCCTTCCATTTCTCCCACAGTTATTACATGGATGCGGGACAAAAAACTATCCAGCTCCACAATTTTATCCTGCAGGCGTTGTTCAACAGAGGGCATGATAGAAAATGGCTCGGTCACGTTACTAACGCCATAGGTTTTGGCAATTCTCATGCCCATCTCGTTATAAAGCTTTCTGGTTGCGTCTTTCATTGCTGTGTATTCTCCTTGGAACCAGGTTCCCTATAAAAGTTCGTCTTTGTCGTTTGCCGCTTGGGTGGTATCACTGAACTGAGTTCCGCCTGCAGGCTGTTCAAGTCTGGTCAGAATGGTATCAAATTTTTGTGTCAGACCATCAAGACAGGTTTTTAACTCTGTGTAGTTTTCTCCTTCGGCTGGTGTGGCCCCATTGGTATCTGTATCAGGCTCTTTTGCGGCACTACCTTCTGCAGGCTGTCCGGACATAAATTTTTTGACAGTCTCAGCAAGGCTGGCAACAGTCTGTTGTGTAGTCTCAAGGGACTCTTTAAATTTGTTAAACTGTTCTTCGTTCATGGGCTCCTCTTTTTGTTTATCGTTCATGCTGGAAAACCACCGGGCTAATTTCTGCCCGAATCGTTCAACCTCCTGATCATCATCCATAATTCTTAGATCCGGTACAGCCTCCCCTGGATACCTTCCCGTGTATGTTCTTCCGGAGATCTTAGAAAATCGCATTTCATCTGTTCCAAGGCTGGCCGGGGAGTCTGTCATTGCAAGGCCTGTCAAATAACATTTGCCTGTTTTGGCAAAGTCTTCCGTGGGTTCTATGGAAAAATGTAATTTTTCTTCCCAGATTTGATTCATTTGCAGCAAAGACCGGGTAGGACAGATCCTGGCAAAAAGTTGAATTGTGTCTCCCTTTTCTACAGTTTTCAGGGCGTGTACAGATCCATAAGAAGAATACCGCATGTGATCAATCCACAGCTTTGCTGTATAAACTTTTGGGTCATAGGTATCGGCCATATCTGTCAGCCATTCTGGTTTTATAACCCGTCCGTCAACCGTGGGGCCGGATTGTGCAACTCGCTTCCATTCTGAAATTAGAGAAGCAGGCATGGAGATCTCCTTTTAGTGGTTAATTAATCTTTAAATAACCCAAGCATAAAAGAGAGTTTTTTTCTTGTACATGAAAGCCTTTCCGATTTTCGCGTTATCGGAATGAAACCCGCCCATACCCCTTAAGAATATTGATATTGTCTGTTCAAAACTTTTTTTATTGTTGATTAAGGATCTTAAATATTGAGTCACTATCCACCTGAAATTATGGATGCAGCAAAACGCCTTTATTTGCGCCGGCACAAACCAAAAGAAATTGCAGACGTTCTTAGTGTCCCAATTCGCACAGTCTATGACT